AACATGAATTAACCTTAAAATTTGAATACTAATTTAACTTCTTCAGACTGTGCAATCGATCTTTCGACTTTTAGAATATTTTTACCAAAAAGAATGTCACCAGCATATGGTTGCAAATCTGGATTTTTAACGCTTACCACAACATTTTGTTGTCCTGATTGTGACCCAATAAGTTGACCACCAACACTCGGTGTCTTATAGACATTGTTTAACTTTACATTATTACCTTGTTGATAAACAACATAACCTACAAAAGTTGGATTTGTGTTACTACCTTGATACACCATCTCATCAACAGTAAAGTTGGAAAGAGAAATCAATTCCAAATCCGTTGTCTGTGATACGATTGTGTTTGCATCGTATTCAGACAACACATCAACTTCACCATATTTATATGGGTTTATAACAAGACCATATTGTCTAAAATCAATATCAACAGGAATTATTTCATCTTCTGTCGCATCAATTTCACCAATACGGCTTAAAATCATAACATTGGTTGCACCTAGTTCTACGGCAGGATTATAACCATGTCCAAACTTAGGTGGAAGAATAACACGAGCATTGGCCGTAGAACTGGACCCATAAATCGTTACGTTTGCTTTTGTATAATTAACACCAATATTTGTAACATCTATTTTATGAATAGTATTACCTGATAAAATAACATCAGTATTACCACCAGTACCATCTCCAGAAACAACAACTCTAGTCTTAATTGTTATTCTATTTGCGGCCGTATTTCCACCACCCGAACTAATTGTGTTAGTTGATAAAAATAAAGTTGCAGGACTTGAAGGTCCTATAGTTGCAATATATGTTGATTCCGATAAACCGTTTCCAGAAACCGTCATATTTGTTTTAATTGTTTCGGATGTTGTTAGATCAATAAATCCGTCTGTAATACTTAAAGTGTTGGTGCCAGCAACAAAAGGTTCAACATTTAATGTTGTATGAAAATAACCCGTGCCGTTGTTTGCCATTTCAATCTTACACAACGATCCATCAATTATATTTGTTGTACTAAAATTGTATTCAGTGTATTCAGTGTTTGCTTGAATATATGGAACTGGAATCCAAAAACCAGTAAAAAATTTATTTGATCCTCGGACATTATACATGTATTTCCACAGATATTCGGGTTCACCATCTAAGTCGGTTTGAATAAAACCATCATTCTCGGTGTAAGTGCCCGTTGGTTCAATAATAGATATATCACCAGCATTATTTGAAATACACTTATAAACATTACCTTCTGTATTAATAACATACATTGGATAAATTGGTGTGCCATCTTCTTCATATGAAGTTGTTAAAAGACTGTTTAGGTTTGCCGTGTCATCGAATTGTTTATACTTTGCCCCAGGCAACCAATCATATCTTGGTATGACAAGTTCAACATCATTTGGAATGACTCTTTTCGCAAGAATCATATCGTCCCAAATTTGTTTTTCTTGTGAAACTGTATCTATCAGATCAGTTGCAACATTCTCATTTGGATATTCCGAAGATTTTGACAAAAATATGTAACCTATTCTTTTTGGTACTGTCTCTTTAAAAGAATCTTTAAAAGCTCTTGCGGCTGCAATCTTTGTTTTGTAAGAAACATAACTTGTTGTCATTTTTTAATCTGCTCTTTTAGTTCTTTTATAGCTTGTACCAAAATAGGAATAAGTTGCATGTATGAAACTGTCTTGTAATCTAGTGTCCTGTCTACCAGTTCGGGCATAACCTTTTCGACTTCTTGTGCAACAAAACCATATGCTTTGTTTCCATTATCTTTCCAATTAAACGTGAAACCTTGTAAACTATCTATAATGTTCAAAGCATCGTGTATTTCATTGATATTATCTTTGAGTGCCATATCAGATAATGAGTTGAAGTTTGTTGCAGATAAAGTACCTGTAGAAGGATTGAAATACAGTTTTGATGAAGAAATATAAACTTCACTTGCCGAACCGGCAGTAGTAACCATAACTGGATAATATCCAGCATCAGTCGAAGTATCATCAACAGCATAAAGATTATTTGCTGAACCATCCGATTTCGAATCAATGATAATGGTATTAGTTACATCATTTCCCGTGATTGTAACATTAGCACCAGGTGTGATGGTTAATGTGTCTAATGGAACGTTCGGAGATATTGATGTTCCGTTAGCACTAAAGTAGAAAAATACTTGAGGTAAAGCACCCGAATAACCCGAATAACCAGATAATCCTATTCCAGAATATCCCGAGTAACCAGATGTACCTATACCACCAACACTACCTGAATAACCAGAACGTCCTGAGTATCCAGAGTAACCAGATGTACTTGCACCAGAGTAACCAGATCGACCTGAGTAACCGGAGTAACCAGACGAACCTAAACCACCATCAAGTCCAGAATATCCAGAGAAACCAGAACGTCCAGAATAACCAGAGAAACCTGAACCACCGGAGAAACCAGAACCATTTATACCGGAATATCCAGAGAAACCCGAATATCCAGAAACACCTTGTGCACCAGACCAACCAGAGTAACCAGAGTAACCAGATGTTCCTTGACCAGAATATCCTGAGTAACCAGAATATCCAGAGAAACCAGATTGACCAGAGAAACCAGATGTACTGTTACCGGAATAACCAGAAGTACCTTGTGCACCAGACCACCCAGAATATCCTGATGTACCTGAACCAGAATAACCAGAGTATCCAGAAATTCCAGAGTAACCAGACCAACCACTAATACCAGAGTAACCAGAATATCCAGAATTTCCAGAATAACCAGACCAACCAGAATAACCAGAGAATCCTGACCAACCACTTGTTCCTGAACCAGAGTAACCCGAGAATCCGGAAGCACCTAAAATAGTACCTAAGTCAATCCAAACATGTGTGTAATCATAAAAATAGATTCTATCGGTATCATTTACATACCAAATATCAGTATTCGATGCAGTGACAGAAGCCAGTTCAGAATAGGTGTTTACAACACCTTTGATGTTAATTGCTGTACTAGGTAAACCAGAATATCCGGAGTATCCAGAAATACCCGAATAACCACTTTTACCAGAATATCCTGACCAACCACTTATTCCAGAATATCCAGAATAACCTGAATTTCCAGAATAACCAGACCAACCAGAATAACCAGAGAAACCAGAAAAACCTGATGATCCCGAGAAACCCGATTGTCCAGAATATCCCGACTCACCGGAATAACCTGAGTAACCAGACCAACCACTTATTCCAGAATATCCAGAATATCCCGAAAATCCTGAAATACCAGAATATCCTGAGTATCCAGAAGGACCAATTTCACCCGAATAACCTGAATAACCAGAGAATCCCGAATAACCGGAGATACCAGAACCTGGGTAAGCCCATTGAGTACCATCTGAGAAATAGATCGAACCGTCATCACCATATACGATTGCACCTTCATAAACTGCAGGATCTAATTGAATTGGTACTGGATAAGATATACCCTGTCCGATTATTGTTTCTTTTCCAGAAACAAACTTATTAGCCATTATTCTACTCCAGTGTGTTCGCTAGATAATTTCTCTTCAGCTGCAGCCCAAACATCAAAGGTATTTGCTGATGACGCTTTAATTTGAATAATATCACCATTTGCAGTGTTAGCATTTCTCTTAAATATACTTCGACCTTGTAAAGGAATAAATGCAGTATCACCAGCGGGAACAGCAACATTTGCTAATTGAATTCTAACATTATTTTCGTTGTATAAAGATGTTTCAATGTATTCCGTTGTTTCGCCTTTGTTGCGGGCAGATAATGGTGTTAAAAAGAAAATCTCTCCAGGTTTAATTGCTCTCGCCTCATCGGTTGGATCACGTGGAAAGAAAGTTCTTGAAGCATCAGGTACAGAAAAGTCCGGAGCTTCAGCAATAGTAACATAACTGATAGGGACATTAGCGACATTGACGCTCAATGGTTTACCAGTTGATGGTGTACGACATACGATTCTAGACATTGTTAAAAGCTCCTTGCGATGACTGTCTTGTTAGCAATACGGTTAACGGCTGATGAGAATGGAGGACCTGCAAGTTCACCGGTATCTGAGTCGATGGTCATACCACCAACAAACAGTGCAGAACCTTGGTCATCTTGACCTGATGCAATTACGAGACCTTGATTTAATTCAAGAATACTATCAGTAATCTTTGCTTCGTTTAAAACTGGAGGAATCTTTGTAAGTGCAACACCAGCTAGTACCGCAGTCCATGTGTGACCGATTGCAGTAATTAATGATGGTTGAATTGTGAAAGATGGATTAACTATAGTTGTTTTTAGTGATTCTATTAAACACGTTACAATTTGTTTCGAATAATTATCAACACCATCTAAATCATTTATAGAATCTCTAATGTAATTAAATGAGTAAACAAAAGCATAAGCTTTATCAGCAGAGAAAACAGGAACGCCTGTTGTATCATATAATGCTTTTGCAAAATCTAACATTGGTTTTTCGTTTGCTGTCTGTAATACCCAAGCAATGGATTGCAGAAGTGTTCCGGTGTCACGTTTAGTAAACAACTCATCTTCTGCTGTCCATCCGGTTGTATATCCTTCATCTTCCAAATATGTCCATGTGTTATTTATGATTGTATTGGAAGCAGCAACAATAGCGTTAGCACTATCGGTGTGAACATTCAGTGATACGGATGAATAAGACGGGTAACGAATTGTATAATTAATACAGTTTGTCATTCCATCGACTATTCGTTTTGCGTAAGTGGATACACCAGTTAAACTTTTTATTGTATCACGAATGTAATTAAAAGAATATAAAAAAGCTAGTTGTTTGTTACTCGAATATACTTTATCGCCATTGGCATAAAAAAGTCCGTTAATGAAATATTGTAAGTAGGATTCATCACCTGTTTGTAAACAACGAACAATTGCGTTCATTAATGTTTTTGCATCACGAACAGTAAACGCTTGATCGTTAGGTCCGTTTAAAACAGTGTTGTAACCTTCTGTAACTAGTGCTGTCCAAGTATCATTTGCAATTGTATTAACATTTGAACTAATAATATTTGCTGATACTAATTGAACATTTAATGTTGCTGTGGTTTGTACTGGAACAGCAATTGTTGTTTTTAATGCTGTTGTAAGTTCAGAAACAATATTCTGTGCGGTTGCGTTGACACCACCTAGTGTTATAATTTGGTTTTTAATTTCATCAAACGACCAATTAAATGCGGTAAGTTTACTACCTTCAATAACAGAAGTTCCATTTGCCCAAAATAACCCTCTAGAAAAGTTTTGTGTATATCTTTCATCGGCGGTTTGTAGAACACGAATAAATGCATTGATTAAATCACCAGCATCTCGTTTGGTATATGTCTCGTCTGTGGATGTCCAACCAGTCGTGTAACCATTTGCGACAAGATAATTCCACATATTAGTTACAATTGTATTTGATGCTGCGTTAATTGCTGCAGCGGAAGAAGATTGTACACTTAATGTGGTGTTTGCAGTTTGTGGATTTGTGATTACAACTTCAGAAAGAGTTAGTGGATCTACTGCTTCAACATTGATAACTTCCAATGGATCAACAATGTTTCTGTAACCACTTGAAACCATTGTGTAGTCACCGAACTGTGTTGAACAGGCAGAAAGAATAATTTGTCCACCAGAAAGTGCATAGAAGTGTTTGTTAGCCCACATACTGACAGCATTAACGGCATTAATCAGTCCACCATTCTTGGCACAATAACCAATTCCGTTGTGTGAGACAGGAGTAGCACCCCATGTCATGATGTTTGGGAAAATACTGTATGGTGAACAAACATCACCGTCGGCTAAACAAACTCCAGCGCCACGACCAACTAGTGGGTTTGGTTCTGGTGTCGCATCTCTATCTAATGGTGGTGCAATATATGTCCATGTAGGAGTGGTTCTAACAGCAATCTTATGTGCATACGGAACTCTTCGAATGACTGCACCTGGCCTAAATGATACTGCGAATCCTTCTGTTGGATTATCCATATCATCCAATTGGAAATCTTCAAACAGAACACCTTCTAAGAAGCAACCAGAACCCATTCTAAAAACGTTGCGTTGTTCAAAACCTGCTTTTGGACGAAAGATTGCTGTTCTGTGTGCTGCCTTAATAATTGTATTATCAGGCATGTCAATGTGACCTTCAGTATGATAGATACCGGGTCCAATTTCAATTAATACTTGTAAGCTATTATTATTTGCTTGCCATGCTTCAGAAACAGTTAATGCATGTTCGATTGTTTGAAAACCTCGGTCCCAAGATTTACCATCATACATTGGATCATCATCCTTACCATTTGGATGTACAAAGTACATTGCCTGAACATCACCAACTTCTCTTGTTGACAGAAGGAAATCTTCAACCGAAATCTTTTTAGTTTTTAGATTCTCATACGGTTCTTCAAGGTCAACAACAACTAAAAGGTTGTTGGACGCATTGGCGTTTATCGCATTTGCCTTAGGTAATTGACTAATTTTAATCGGCATTTTATTCTTCTACACCTTCTGTGGTAATATAAATTGGCGGAGTTCCTTCAATTCTCACTTCTTCGTAAATTTCATTCAACAACGAATCATAGTCAATCATTGTCGATATAATCACATCGTTTGCATTATAATTAAAGTTTTCTGATACGGTTAGATATGTGTTATTTATAACACTATTAACTACTCTAAGTTCTGTATTGACTTTAATGTAAGAACCCGTATGTAAGAATCCTAAAGTATTTGCGAGAGCAAAGTAAGTGTTTGTACCCCAAACTCCTGATTGATTTGCAACGACATTTGCGGTTCCAACAAGTTGTCTTTGGAATCTTGGTTGAACTGCAATATTTAGCGTTGCATTAATATCTTGGTCAATAACATATCGAGCATAATTTATTGCTCCCGAAGGATTCAACAGATTTTTAACAATTTGTTTATACTTACCAAACTCTACTTGCGAAGCAATAACGTAAGAAAAATCAATGTAATAGTTTCTACCCTGAAGTCTCGTTTCATCAGAAGAAATGATACCGTCAGAAGTCGTCCATCTTCCAGGTAACGTGATATAAGAGGATCTTGTTTGTGCTGTTATCTCTGCTTTTCCATCTCCATCAAAACGCATATCAATAATTGGAGGTGTTAAGAAACCTGTGCCTTTTTGTAATAAATCTATTTCAAGAATTTTTCCTTGAATACCATCACCAGGATCATATTCAAACAAAGCACCAGCACCCAACATGTCTCTCAAAGATATTTGAGCTCCAGTACCAGTTGCACTATCAATAACCATTGTTGGTGGATATTCAGGACTATATCCTAAACCACCATCACGAACGGAAACTTTAACAACTCCTCCAGTAACAGGGGAAACGAGAGAAACATAAGCGTTGGCACCTTGGCCGGAGAAATAAAAATCGTTTGAAAATACGACTTTATCTCCAACTCTGTAACCGAATCCTGGTGCATCAACTTTAATCGTACCAATAGCACCAATATCTTGAATTCTAGTGTCACCCGTTATAATTGTTGAGTTTGCTTCAAAAGTTGGAAGTGAGTTTGGGTTTAAGTCGGAGAAAGCAACAATAACATTTGTTGCAGGACCTAATCCAGTAATAATAGTTTTAGACAAAGCAGTTGAAATTTGTGTACTGATATTTTCTGAAACTGCATTTGGAAAACCATAATCGGGAGCATTTATGAAAACGCCAGAGTAATCACTAATAACATCGGTATTATAGTAAAGTGTATTTTGTGATGAGAAACCAGTTGTATCAACGGAATCGATAAACGCTAAGAAATTGTTTGAAACTACATTATTAGCCCAAACGTTGTTACCGACCTTATAACCCGCACCAAAATAACCAACCTTAACACGAATATTTTCTAAGTTACCCGAACTAACTCGACTAACAACAGCGATAGGTGGAACCGAAGAATTTCCTTTAAATAGAATATTGTCGCCGACAGAGTAACCACTACCCGGTTGTACGATGTTTAAAGATTCCAATTCAGAAAAACATTCAAGATAAAAGTTTAATGTTCTACCATCAACGATCACATCAATTTTAATTAACTCACCATTGATGAACGGTGTCAATACATTTTTACTATTTACAAAAAACTGTAATAGATTTAGACCACCAATATTTCTTCGACCAACTCTTTCAACAATCGTTGTTGAGCCCGAGGATTGTCCAACAATCTGACGACTTTCAAAAATGGATGTGTCAAAATTACCAAGATAAACAATTTTAATTATAGAACCATTTGTTGGTGCGGTATTAAAAATAAATTTGCCGAGTTCTTTTTTATAAACAAAATTTACAACTTCTTCTTGCAACACACCATTTACAAAAATTTCTATGTTCGACAGAGATAATGCATAAGGTAAATAATATGTTCTGTTTGTTCCATCACCAGTGTATAAACTATAGATTGTGGTTGATGTTCTCAACATATTTTCCACAACCCACTTACCATCAGATGCTCTTAAAATTCTGTCTTTAGGTTGTTCGATTTCAATTTCTTGACCAAACAACAAACGGAAAAGATATTGAAAAGATTCTGGCGTACCTTTAGACTGATAAAGTGGCAAAACGTTTTTAATCAAAAATGCTTTATCAACAACAGTATCTTTTGGAAGTAATGGAAGAAACGTATTGTAAAATTGTTCTTCAAACAAATCCAAAGAAGCATCAACATCACCAATATATCTTAAACGTTTAATAATCTCTGTTAAATTGTTTAGTTGACTAACTCCATCAACCAACTGTTCATTCTCTAAAAACTCGTAATAAGCCTTTAGGAAAGAAATAAACTTAGGATAGTCCTCACGAACAAATTCCGGAACTTGTCCTTGAACTAATAACGAGGTTTTCTGATCCATATTATACTGTTGTCAAAGTTGTGGTGATTGCAGAAGAATCGGCAGAATCAATAACGATGAGTGTATTCTTTATCGAACTGATAATTTCACTTTCTGATTCAACATTGATTTTTATATAACCAGTTGTTGAACTTGTCGATAAGACGTTCAGGTTGTTTAATACAACTTGCCCAGAATCGTAATCAATTGTACCGGCGGTTGGGTTAATAATCTGTCTTTCGGCGTTCGAATCGAAGTAAACTGTTCTTAAAGTACCATAACGACTGTTGAGAACAACAACGGCGGTAGCACCGAAACCACCTCCACCAGACACGGTAATTAATGCACGACTGTAGTTGATACCACGATTGGTAATCGTGAAGGATTCAATTTTGCCGTTGACAATCTTTGCCGTTGCTGTTGCGCCAGTACCATCACCAGTAATTGTTACCGTTGGTTGTGATGTATAACCTGTGCCGCCGTTTGTAATTAAAATGTCTGCGATTCCAGTAAACGATTCTGGAACTTCCTCAAGAATAGCGGTACGTCTTGTTCCACTGTTATCAAAAACATCAAACTGATCGGAAACTAAACGATTGATCTGCGAACCTCTATAAAGAGATGCGTTAAAATTAATTGTGTATGTTGAATTGGTTGACAATGCAGGAATAAATTTCTTTTCCAAACGCATTGTGGTTTGAATACCAATAATTGCATCGTACATGTTATCAATTTCTTCATTCAGTTTTGAAATAGCAAAAGTTGAATTGAACTTGTTGACATTTAAATCAAAATATTCTAGTATCTTATTTCTAACAGAAGTTCTTATTGTATCAGGACTAGCAACAGTTTTCTTAGGATCATATTTAACGTTTGTATTTAATTTAACATACAAATATTCAGGATCACGAATTTCTGGATCAATAGAAAGAACTGCTTTTGGTCCAACAATGTCTGTTAGAATTCTTGTCTTTTCGGTTTCAGACAAATAATAACCAGTCTTTGGTTTCATTGAAATATAAACTTTGCCAAATACAGGAGGAGTTTCTTCTTCACCACCCCAAACAGAGACAGAATCAATACTTGGGTATTTGTTTAAAATGTATGATGAATAATCTTTTTGTGTAACTAATCTGTTTTGTGCAGCATATGATGTTGATGCTGAATATTTGATAGAATCTACATCTTCTTTACCAATACCACCAACTGCTTCGGAAACAGAATCAACCGTGATGGTTGTTAATGTTTCATCCAAACTATCAGTTAGTGATCCAGTAGCAACAAAATTATTTGCTTTGTTTGCAACAGCTCCGTTTGTGACCAAGTAAGTAACAATAACAATGTTTCCGTTATTTAATTTCTTACCAATGTAATCATTACCAAAATAGATTTCATAACGACCAACAGCAGACTCTTGTAGATAAAAAACTTCTGAACTAGCGTCTGTATTTAAAATATCAGAAACAAGTGTATATGGTGTTGATGTTGAACTTGTTGATGAAGGAAGAACAGAAACTTTTAACGTGTTGGTATCAATGTTTTCGTCAGGTAAAGTAAACACTTGTTTTGGATTAGACAATTCGTTGTAAGTGAATCGATATGTTACAACTTGTCCTTCGTAAATGTTTACGTTCTCAAAATAATAATTATCACCAGATTTTGTTGCGGTGTATTGTTCTAAGGTGTTAAACGTAAATGATGTACCATCAATTTGATTTGATTGGAATTGATAATAAGCAGGAAGAATTAACTCACCACTTGTTGTGTTTTCAGAAGGAACAGTAACATTAACGGAAGCAACAGGTGCGTTTGTTGAGTGTGGTGTGTAACCAAGAGATTTAGCCAAAGAAACAACAGAAGGACGAAGTTTGGCAGTATCAAGAAATGCCTCATTGGCAACCATGTTTAGATAGTATGCATTATAATGTGTATTATAAGCAAGAATGTTTAACAGAACATTTAAACCTGATGCTTCAAAATCATAGTCTTGAAATTCTGGATTAACTGAAGAATCGCGGAGATAGTCTTTTAGATTTTGTTTTATAGTATCAAAATCTAGTTCGGTTACTTTTAAGTTATTTGTTGCCATTTATCGTATTCTTTCCAGTAAGAATCTAATTGTGACTGGTTCGGTTCTATTAATTACGTTGAAACTTAGTGTGACACCAAAAGAATTGTTGTCGTAATCTGGCGTTACAGATACATCCAGTATTCTAACTCTCGGTTCAAAGTTTTGGATGGTTTTAGTTATTTCAGTTTGTAATGCAGATGCGGTAATTGTGTCTAAATTTTCAAATAATAATGCACGAACATTACCACCAATTTCTGGATGAAATGGTGACTCATAGTGATTTGTCATAATAAGATTTTTTAGTGCATGAATAACTGCCATCTCACCAGTAAACTTATTGATATCTTTTTTTACTGGATGGACAGTGAAATTCAAGTCTAAATCACTATATCTTTGTGGAATTGTTATAGTTGCGGTTGCCATCTTCTATTTATGAGTTAATTCTAGAGAGGAGTTTAGATGTACCAACATAATTTTGACATAAATTGTTTGCAGTTGATCCCATGTTACTGTATGTTCTTATTGTCGTAAACTCATTCATGATTGTTTTTGAGTTTACATAAAAATTTTCATCGTGTGCTCTACGAGTTGCCATCGTAGAATTAATCGTGTTTATATTGTTTTGCATTGACGAAACAACATCATAAGAAAGATTTGATGTTCTGGTATAAGTTATGGTGTTTGATTCTGGGTCATAAGTACCAGAAGAAATCGTGATACTTTGATTAATTGTGTCGTAATAAGTTGATATTGTTGTTGCCAATGTGTTAATAGTGTCTTTCACTAAAAGACTTGTAAAACATCCTAACACAGGAGAATTATTAGACACACCATCGGCCTGTCTGGTAATCAACATAATTGTTTGTCCTGAATTTATTGCGATATCATAATAAGGTTTTGTGGCAACATCAGAACCAATAGGAGTTACACCAGAAATTCTATTGGTGTGTTCTATATAAAGACCTCCGTTTGTACCTCCAATATTCGAACTCAAAGAATTCATAGAAGTGAATAGATTGGTAATGGCAGATGATGTTCCTTGTAAAGCAGAATAGTATATCGTATTCGCCTCTTCAGTGGTCGAACTGGAAGACAACAAAGTAACTAATGAGTTACATGTGTTTCTAATGTTTTGTGATGAAGTTGCGACTGGATTTTGTTTGTAACCACCAACGTTGTTATCAGCAATATCTTTAATTTGCCAATCTTCTAACAAATTAGGAACAGTATTCATAAAAGCGATATTACTGTTCGATAAAGAATCAATACCAGGTCCATCATAGTTGTACTGTAGTCTTGCAAAAATTGTGTTGGTCATAATATATCCTTAAACAAATGGTATTGATGATGTTCCTGTTGTTCCGTCTGGAGCAGGGTGTGTATGAAAATTATGAGCAACGGAATTAACAATATCGGCCATAAGAACCGATCCACAAAAACCCCAAGTTCCTGTTGGTGCTGAACAAGAGACAGCTGAAGATATTGGAAGCAAAGCAGTAACAGGACCTCTGGAATACACACCATGAATACCAGCTCTAATTCCTGTGCCAGCATCAATTCTTGTTGTTGCATTGATAATTAAACCAGAAATAGTTCCAGAAACATTTAAATCAGATTTCACAAAAACATCTTTTGGACAATGCAAATAAATTGATCCAGTGAAATCTTTACCGGCAGTCAAATCTATGTCGTCATCAGTATCAAGTTTAATACCTTTAGCTGCAGCTAAATGAAATTGTTTTCCAACAGTAACATTATAATCACCACTGATCGTTTGAGTCATATCACCTTTGACTTCCATATTACAATTACCTTCAACCGTAATATTACAAGTTCCTTTAATCAGAACATTTTTACCTTTCATGTGTATTTCATAACCATTACCAAAAACTTTATAAACTGCATCTCCGTTTGGATGAAATTCCAAAAAAGTTTTACTTCTATGGTTCAACCTAACTCGTTCACGACCTGGTGTATCGTCCAACTCAAATGTGTGTCCAGATTGTGTCTTGGTTATATTATTATAAGGATATTGGGGAGGATTTTGAACTGTTGCTGCCGAAGGTGGTTCGGTCCACATACCGGTTTTAACCAAATCGGCGGGAGTTTCTGGTAAAACACTTGAACTTGAAGTGGAAGAAGCACCAGAAATTTTAGAACTTAATTCATTAAATGTTGAAGATAATTCACTTGAAACTGAGGACGCATCGGTGGACAATGATCCAGAAACATTGGTAACTTCAGTAGTTAAATTATCTACAATAGATGTGGTATTTGCATCTGACATGATTATGGTCTCTCTTTACCTTCATTTGGTGCCGGTAATGTATTGGTGTTACTACTACTACTCTCATACTGATTAATATAATTGTTTGCAGCTGTAATATCTGCCTGAGAAACAGGAGACAACATTCCGATCGTAACACCTTCGGCAATAGCAAAGGTGTTGGTTACAATATTCATTGTTGAACTTGCTAGTTGCGAAGCCTGATCTCTAACTTCTTTTGCGTTATTAATCAGTTCGGTGAATTCTCCACCAGAATTAAAACCAGAAAGTCCATCTTGTGCACCAGCAATTGTATCCGTAAATATTTTTCCAATCAAACTCAAAACTCTATTTAAACAATCTTGAAGCATAGAAAGAAATTGTGCTGGAAGACTTAAAATCCATTGAATAATTTGACGCATTTTCACAATGTATGCCAAAACATATTTTTGAAAATCTTGAATAGGTTTTAGTATTTTTGTGTTAAACCATTCTAAAGCACTTTTAATTTTTTTCATCAATGTTATTGCCCAAGATGCCTCACCTGTTACATCACCAAATCCTAAAGCAAGAGCTAAATCTTCAATTGCATCACGAATTTTTGACATAATCATTTTCATGTATTCTCTTAATTTCAGATTTTTTTGTGCTTCCGAAACAAAATCACAAACATGAGCAAGTGTATTGTTTGTTTTATCAATTAAAGAACCTTGAATGACACCTCGTGCTTCTGGTGCAGTTGTTGGTTGACCTAAAGGTCTATCAACCGATGTTGATGTTGGATGACTTGAAGATCCTCCACTACGTACAACAGCCTCTTCATATATAATTTGTGCTTGTTTTGACTGAATACCACCGTAAACTCCGGTGACAATAGGCACTTGAGCCTGTTCACTGTCTTGGAAGAATCCTTGAACCCAATCACCTTCACGTGGTCCGGATGTTGTCATTGCACCCGTAGTCGGAAGTAAAACTTGTGCCCACGGAAGTTGTGTTGTTGGAACTTTTGTCTTATCATCAGAGTGAATGCCAAAAATACGAACACGTAAACGACCTAATTTCAATTCATCTTTAACATCTTCGACCACACCAATCCACCAGATGTATTGTTTTTTTCCATAAAAATCCTGAGGTATCATTTCTTACTCGTATCAGTAGATAATTCAATAATAGTTTCATGCATATTTGGTCTAATAATATGTCTTACACCAGTAATTATATATTTGCCACTTAAAGTGTTATCGGAAGATGTTTGATTCGCATCAGCCTGTGCAAAATGAGGAACTGTTAAATTAATAACATAACCACAAGACAATCCAAAGTTACCGTTCATAACCAACTGTATTCTTCTCTGCAATAAATTTGTGAAATATGCTTTTCTTTGGAACATATATTTGTGTGTTTCGTCTGTAATTGCAGCAGTTCTTGGAGAGTTCTGGTTGATGTACGGAGAAACAACTCTAGGTAAAGTAAATGGGTGATAAACAATTCTAGAATCATTCATATCACGATAATCTTTACCGTCTTTTGTTTTAGCCGAAGTCATGTTTTGTTTATCATTGCCACTATTTTGACTGTTGGTGTCGGCATCAGCAACTTTATTAATAACGATAGTTTTTGTCAGTGTATCAATACCACCAAACTTACCACCGTAAACACCATCTTGAATTCCTTTTCCCATATCATACTGAGAAAGAATCTTCATATCACGGGCACCTAAAAATTCTGTTCCCAAATTATCATCGATATTTTTTGGTACAACATTGATTTTCCATTTTACACCATCAGACCATAATTTGGAAACAGGAACGAAATTATAACCATTGGCATTTTCATAAAACAAAAAATCAGGAACTTTATATTGTGAAGAAGTCGATCTTTTTGAAATCCATTGAATTGATTCAAAAGGAGACAAATTTGGAACAATCACATCCTGTATCTTGTCTGTAGGATAAATCTGATTTACACCGGACTTTCCATTTTTTGGTGGTGCAATGTTTACGTTTAATTGATCTTTTAAAATTTTAGAAACTAATGCGGAATATAGACCAGAATAACTCTGAGAAAGTTTTTTTTGTTCAGAGAAAATAAAATCTTCGTTGACAAAATGTAAAACAAATATTTGCGATGTTGGAGAAAGGTTTTGACGATTTGTTGTTTTGTAAACGACAAACTCTTTTTTAAAATTCATCGCCTTTGGACCACCTTCTGCTTTATCAATGTCAATGAATATTTTTTCACCACCTTTAATATTCATTCTCTCATAAATTCCCGCACTATCTTCAATAACAATGTTACCTGAACGACAAGGTAGAAAAATGTTTTCAAATAAGTTCAACTCACGAAACGAACCACCCAAAGGAAATGTTTGACCATTTCTCAACGTAATGTTGAGTTTGTTGATTTTAAATTGTGTTGTTTGTTTTAATGATGCCATTATGAGAACACTTGACTCAATTCGTTTTCAAGACCCGGAACAAAATCGGTTTTGAGAATTTTAATTTTTCTCTTCTCTTCGTTTAAATCCATTTCATAGTTATAATAGGACTTTGTTTCTTTTGTTACGTTTATGGTAATTGATGTTCCATCTTGTAATGCATAATTGTTAGATGTATTTACAATTGTGGAGTATGTGTTGGAATCAACTTCATACTTTTCAATGTTGGTGTTTGATGATGTAGTTTTTGTTATCACCTTATAGTATGAATGAACATTGTCAACATTCTGTGCCCAAGTTAGTCCACTTATTCCTGTGTTTGCGGTGTCTGCATATTCTGGTGTAGAATACTTTGATTTTACATATTCATTAAACGCAGAGTATGAAAGTGGCCAATCGTACTGAGGATCAACAACATTATTCATCATCAAAATAATCCAATGTCTTTCTGACGAACCATAAACTTTAGATGCAATAATCTCAGGTGTTTCACCATCTCTAACTTGATACGTATAAAAAACAGCTGAGTTTTCTTTTAGTTGATCTTCAATACCAAATCGTGAAACCAAACTAGTAACATAATCATACTTGTTTGGTTTTTCTATCGAGTAACCAACTTTAGGAAAGTAATTAAAATATTTTGACATATTAATCTCCTAAAGGTGTGGTTGTACCAAGCGGTTGACTTGTTGTGTAAGGAGTATCAGTTATGTAACCAGGTGAATTATCGGTACCAGTTGAGTTTGGAAATATTCCACTCTGAATTGCATTTTGAAACCTGTTCTTAGTCATAATTTCGGTTTCTTTGAACATAAGTGTCATTTCAATGGCAACTGGCATACCTGTACGACCTAGTGATGGAGTATTTTCACCCTGAACTTCGTAAGCAGCAAATCCTTGAGGTGCATAGTTGACATTAATACCAGTCAACACACAAGTTGAAATTTTAGGAATGTTAGGATTAACTTTACCGTTGTAGTAAAACGATATATCAAATTCTGAAGGTGGAACAAGGAAGAATCCTTCACCTGTATCACCAACTTTTGCGACTTCAGGTGATTGGTGGAAATATAAACGGTTGATGATGTTTTGAACTGCAACTGCTTCTTTCTCATCACGTGGATAAAACTTAAAGTCAAACTGAAATGATCTGAATTCTGGTGAAGAGTAAATTAACTCCAACATCGGATTAACTACAGTACCGGTTACTGCCGCAAACGCAGCAGTCATGGCTGGATCTCCTTTTAACTTATTCGCAATATATGGAGTCATGTTCTTACCAATTCTTTTTAAGTTTTCTTTGGCGTTACTAGGAGACATTGTTTTTATATCTTCCAATATTGATCCACCAGCAGATGTTTCTGCCGCCATAGCAGTCATGGTACCCGTTAAAGATAAATCCGGATAAAGTTGATTTTGTTGAAACAACAAAGTATCGGGCATGTAAAGTGCAATTGTGTCTGTTGAACGTTTAATTGTTCTTGCAAAATTTACAGAAAAATTATTAGAATCTTCATTGGAATAAGCACCAGTTTTTTGTCCAAAATAACTTACTACATTACCAAGTAGACCACCAAAAGTTGCGCTAAACCCATCTTCAATTCTATTAGAAATTACTGTTGGTAAATCACTGAGTACACCAATACCGGACGATTCACCAAATGATGACGCACGTTGCGTATTGACATTGATAACCATGTAATGTCCTCTATCCGTATTTCCAACATCGCTCGGAAAACGATAGATTCCTTTGGTGTATTCACTACCCAATCCTAGTCCTTGACCCGAATCAAGTAATCTTTGGACTGAATCGAATGATATATCTGTGAGAGAGAAGAATGCCATTTTGACCTTCTAGTATTAGATAAATAGTGGTAGGTCGCCAAGGGGTAACTTGCACCTACTCTAATATGTAAAGGCATATCAGCATGACTATTTATCACAGTCCAAATAAATATCCGCCCGGTTTTTATGTTTATTGTTACGTCAGAAACGATGGAACGCCATACTATTTTGGAAAAGGCCAGAAAAACAGAGCTTGGAATAAAAAATATCATCCATTACCAAAAGATAAAAGTAAAATAATAATTGTGGAGTCTAATTTAACAGAAATTGGTGCCTTGTCTTTAGAAAGAAGAATGATTAAATGGTGGGGAAGAAAAGATAATGGAACTGGAATTCTAGTTAATCACACAGATGGGGGTGAAGGATTTATTGGATTAAAACAATCAAACGACCATAAAGAAAAACAATCCATAAATGCTAAGAAAAGATGGAATGATAAATTTTTTAGATTGAAAAATTTAAAAAATTGGAAATTAACATCACCTACTGGTGAAGAATTCATTATTCAAAACTTATATGATTTTTGTTTAAAAAATAATCTTCAACAAAGTTTAATGTCTAAAGTATCCAGAGGAGAAAGATCAAACCACAAAGGATGGAAAGTAATTCAAGTATAATGTCATATAAAGGAAGATTCTTACCCAAAAACCCCAAAAAATATGCAGGTGATGCCAACAACATCATCTGGAGATCCACGTGGGAACAAAGAGTAATGAAATGGTTAGATGAATCCGAATCTGTCATCTATTGGGCATCGGAAGAACTAGTGATCCGATACTACAGTCCTGTTGACAACAAGATACACAGATACTTTCCAGACTTCGTGGTAAAAGTAAAGAAGAAAGATGGGAAAGTAATGACTCATGTGTGGGAGATTAAACCTGATTATCAGACTAAACAACCTACACAGACAAGAAAGACTAAAAAGTTTCTAGAAGAATCCATGACTTATGCTATCAATCAAGCTAAGTGGAAAGCAGCAACTGAATTCTGTAATGATAGAGGATGGATATTCCAAGTTCTTACGGAACATGATTTAGGTATTAGCTAATTAATTTCTCAAAAAATCTCTATGGTATTTTTCCCTGGCTTCCTGTATAACCAGTTCTGCTAATTCCAAATCTTCATACATTCCTAATTTGATTCTTTTAGAATTTACCATAAGTTGAGACCACCACTTTTTACATGACGAAACCCAAGTAATACCTTTTATACCAGATTTACTATTTTTACTTATTTTTCTATTATGCATATTTTGATTGTGGGTACACACTCTAAGATTTTCTATTTTGTTGTTTAGTGTATCTCCGTCAATATGGTCTATATGAGTCGGATTGAAATCATGATGTAAAATAAAAATGATTCTGTGTACTTTATACCTTTTTCCATATATTTTGACAACACGATAACCACTAGAATGATAACAACCGGCTTTAACACCTGGAGTTAATCCATTCCTGGATCCTTTCTTCCAATAAATATGTCCATCAGAGTAATGGAAAAGTTGTTCTAAGGTAGCTTTGGATAATTCCATATTATTACTTGAAAAGTCAACACCGATACTTATAAGATTTTGTAGTGACTTTTGAGTGAAACCACAGGTAATAATAAAAGATTGCCTAAAAATTATGAGATAAATACACGATGGCATACTTACTAGACCGAATCAATGAATCGCTTGCGAAAGAGGGATTAACCAATCGCACCAATGCTGCTCGTACATGGTTACAAGCAAAGTTAAAAACATTGAGTCCAACTCGCATGGCGCTATTCCAAGATTCAAAAAGGTTGAAGAGTAATACCATTATAGGTCGTATGTTCTTCTTCTATTACGACCCGAAACTGAAGGATACGTTGCCATATTACGACAGGTTCCCATTGGTCTTACCAATAGAACAATACTCAGACGGGTTTCTAGGGTTGAATCTACATTATATTCACCCAAAGCAACGCATCATTCTCTTAGATAAATTAAGTGAATATGCAAACAATAAGAAGTTCGATGCCACAACACGCCTTAGACTATCATATCAAACAATAAAAAGTGCATCGACCATATACGAACATACACCGTGTGTCAAGAGATATTTGTTTAAACATGTGGAATCAAGATTCGTTGAGATTGATGCCAACGAATGGGATATTGCCGCATTGTTACCTATGGAATCATTCGTGAGAGCATCAGCAAGTAAAGTTTACGCAGAATCTAGGAAAAAATTCTAATGTCATTCTCACCACAGTTATTCATGACCAACATCAACGCCAAGGAGGGTCTTGCTCGCCCTTGTCGTTATGAGGTTGTTCTTCCCATTCCAACATACATCAATCAGTATATTGGCAATTCATTCATTGAAAAGTTTCTAAACTTACCAAACACTTTGGTATCGGACATTTCAAACATTTTTAATAACACACAAGACGTTCAATCCAGAAGTGCGAATCCTGATATTTCAAGATATTTGGCGATGCAATGTGATGCTGATGCTGCCGAGTTACCTGGTAAATCACTTATCACCGCTGACTATAAAGTTTATGGACCTAGTATTAAAATTCCATATCAAACACAATACGCAGACACAAACCTGACGTTTCTCTGCACCAACGAATTCTACGAAAGAAAATTGTTTGATCGTTGGATAGATGCGATCATGCCTTCAGATACAAACAATCTGAGATATCCAAGAGGTCAGAATTCCAGATATTTAACCAACATCAAAATTATTCAGTATGATGAGTTCATTCGCCAAATTTTTGCAGTTGAACTTATTGATGCTTATCCAGTTAGTATCGCACCACAACCATTATCTTGGATGGATGATAACTTTCATAGATTGACTGTGAACTTTACATATTCAAAATACAGAGTTGTATATCAAGGTTCTTATGACCTTATTGCTGCTGCAACTGCACTGTTTGGTGTCAAGGCATCTCCTTGGTTTCAAAACATTCAACCTACAGCAACACAACCTCTTGGCACACTGTTTAATGATATTAACAAATTGTTTAATTACTAATACTATGGAGACATTATGGCACTACCTAAAATTGATTCGCCAATTTTTACAACAAAATTGATTTCAACAGGAAAAGAAGTAAAGTTTAGACCTTTTACTGTTAAAGAAGAAAAGTTGTTTCTGATTGCAAACGAATCGGACGATCCCAAAACAATCACTGATGCAATCATTCAAGTTTTGAATAATTGTATTTTGGACGATACACAAGTCGAGTCTCTTCCACTTTTCGACATTGAATTCTTGTTTTTAAATTTAAGAGCAAGATCAATTGGTGAAGTTGTTGATTTAAATTATAGATGCAACAATTTAGTAAAAGACGAAGAAGGTGTGGAAAAGAAGTGTAACAATAAAGTTGAAATAAAAGTCAATTTATTGGAAATCAAACCTACAATTTCCGAAGAACACAAAAACAAAATTGAAATCAACGATAAGTTGGGTATTGTTATGAAATATCCAACAATGGATGCCGTTGGTAAAATTGAAGGTTCTGAAGAGTTGGATGAAGTTGATATGGTTGTCGAAATGATTTTGAGTTGTATCGATTACATCTATGATGAAAATAGTGTCTATTATGCAAAAGATTCTACCAAAGAAGAGTTGTTGGAGTTTATTGAATCATTAAGTACGAAAGATATGGAAAAACTAAAAGTATTTTTTGATACCTTACCGAAACTTAGTAAAAAGGTTGAGTTTAAATGCAGTAAATGTGGATACACGGAAGACATTGATATTGAGGGACTCCAAAGTTTTTTCATGTAAGCTTTTGTTATGATAATCTAGGGAATTTTTACAAGACAAACTTTGCTTTAATGCAACACCACAAGTATAGTTTGACTGAAATTGAGAACCTAATTCCCTGGGAACGAGATGTATATTTGAATTTGTTGATTCAATTTTTAGAAGAAGAAAAAGAACGTTTAAAAACACAAAGTAGAAGGTAAAAAATGTCGTCTTTAGCTGACTTGGTTAGAAGTAGAAGAGAATCCGGTGGTTCAATCGCCGGTTCTCTTTCGTATGGATTTAAAGAAAGAATGAAGGAATCTTTCGATCCTAGACGAATGATTAATCAAGGAGGATTGTTGACTGCTTTGTTTCCAAGTTTAAAATCTTATAAAGCAGGTTCTGGTAAAAGATCGATAGGATCAAAATCAATTCTTGGTGAAAATTCACAATTATCTTCAGATCCTATATTAGAATCAATTAGATTAAACACCAGAACATCAGCAAAAAATTCTTTAGTTCTTCCTTCTATGGCAAGAGATGTTTTTGTAATGAATAAAAACATCAAACAGATGGTGAAAATATTTGGTGGTAAACCTAAAGACACCGCCGATGAGTGGTTTTCTAGACAGGCAGCAAGAGAAGCCGCATACGAAAGTCGTTTTGGTCTAAAAACAAAATCCAAAAAAGACACAAAACCAACTCCAGAAAAAGAGCCTGACAAAAAAGGATTTTTCAGAACTATTGCTGACATGGTTATGAAAATACCTTTTATCGCATCACTCGCTGGAGTCATTTCAAAATTAAGTGGTGCTATTGCCAAAATTGCAGGACCTGTAGGAAGTGTTATTGCTGTTGTTGCGTTGTTGGGTAAAACATTTTTTGGCTTAATTAGATTTTTGTCAAAATTCAAAATGTTTTCTGCGTTGATTGGAACTTTAGGTCTTGGTGTGTTAATGGACAAATGGAATAATTTTCAAAAAATGTCCGGAGATTTAAACAAATCAATAGGTGACACACAAAGCATTTCAAAAGGTCTTGGTGCCGAAGGAACATCACCAGGTGGTGTTCAAGAAAAGACATATATGGAAGCAGCAGGATCAGGACTAAGTGCATATGTTTCTGTAAAAGGTGCACAGGCAGTTAGTCGATGGGCTCACAAACGTGGAGTTGCATCAAAAGCAGCAAAAGGATTCACACCTAAAATTGGATCTGAAGCAAAATTAGGAAAACAAAATTATCGATTTATGGGTAAACAATGGGCTGAAGTTACTGCTTCTGGTAAAACTGGCAGAATGGCAGAAAAAGGAATTACAAAAGAATTGGCTAGAATTGCATCACAAACAAAAGGTGAAAAAATGTTGATGCGTATTTCCAAATCTTTATCGAAAATAATTAAAAATGGTAAAGTAGTTGAATTCATAACAAAATTACTTGGAAAGTTCGGTAAAAAAATTGCAATGATTGCTGTCAAATTTTTGGTTGGTGTTTTGGGTGTTCCTCTTGCTGCAACTGGTCTTGGTGCTCTTTTTTCAATTACAATGTGGGGACTGGCAGCATATGAACTTTATGACCTTTATCAGTGTTTATATGGGCCAGGTGGTATACTAACAGAAATGGAGGGTGAAAGTGATACATCACCTACACAGGAATCGACCGGTCCCGCAAGCGCATTGCCTGGTGCAACAGGCAGTCGAGGTACACAATCTACTTCAATTGGTGGAGTAAAGGGTGCTTCCGATAAACGTCAGGCTGTTGCAGTAAAAGAAATGCAATCCGATAAAGAAATATTTAAAACTGACGATTATCTTGCTTGGAGAGAAGGACAATGGAAAGAAAAAGGATTTTCTTCCATGAGAAAAAATCTCAGTAGTGGAATGTATGATCCCTTATTTGGTGTTGATGCTTACAAAAAAGCAAAAAATTTAACCGGCACGCAAAAAACTGCAGGTGATAAAATTAAAAATGGAAATGCAGAAGTTAGAAAGGCAAGAACAGAAGCACAAAGACCACAGGTCAATGTAATGAATAAAGAAAAAACAACCCCTAAAAAATCAACACAATCAGGTGGAACAGATATAACACAAGCATCTGTCTATGATGAGGAATTTTTAAAACTATTGGGAATGTCCACAACTAATTTAGGAAAAACAGCGTGAGTACGTTTACTGATTTAGTTAAAAGTAGAAGAGAAAGTGGATTATCAATAGGGAGTTCTCTTGGCCAAAGTTTTAGAGAATATGTCAAAGAAAAAATTGATCCTAGAAGATTTCTTAATCAAACCGGTTTATTAACGGCGTTATTTCCAAAATTAAAAGCATATGAAGCAAAAAGTGTAAAAAATAAAGTAACAAAAGAATCTTTAGTGAATCAAGATAATTTTAATTCTGCAACACTACAAGATATAAAAGAAGATACACAACTTTTTGCCAAAAATTCTTTGGTTTTGCCTTCCATGGCAAGAGATATTTTTGTGATGAAAGAAAATATCGCAAAAATTATTAAATCAAAAGGCAAAAAACCATCCACTTCTGCCAAAGAGTGGATGGCCAGACAAGCAGCAAGAGAGGCTTCATACGAAAGTAAATTTGGTAAAAAACCAATTGAAGAAGTTGTTAAAAATATAACCAAAAAATCATCTTGGTTATCATCACTTATTGGAGTTGCTGCGGTTGGAGGCCTTTCTGCATTTTCTGGATCAGCATCAGCAAGTATCAATAGAACACCCGGACAATACACGGGAAGTGATTTAACTTTTAATCAATTATCCAGAGAAGAACAAGATAGACTTTTGGATGCACAAGCTGTTCAAGAAGGTAAAAATAAACCAGGAAGTTTACCAAACAGATTAAACAATCCTGGTGCTATGAAATTTTCCAAGTGGCAAGAGAAGTTTGGTGCAACAAGAGATGAATACGGATTTGCCAGATTTCCCACTATGGAACAAGGGCGGGCGGCACAAAGACAATTGTGGGAAAAAAGTTATGGTAATATACCTATAACACAAGCGGTATCCAAGTGGGCACCGGATGCTTCACCAAATTACGCAAATGCTTTGATTCAGTCAACAGGAAGACCTTCATACACATCCGGTGGTAGAGAGTCGTGGTTAGGATCAATTTCCGGTAGTTTTGGTGAATCAAGACCTGGACATACTCATGCTGGAGTAGATATTCGAACATTCAATTATGGTGTTCCAGTTCACGCTGTCGAATCTGGAGTCGTTACTAGAGTTGATGGATATGATGTTGATGGTTATGGCAATCAAATTGAAATAGAACACGCAGGTGGTTATAAAACAAAATACGCACACTTAGGTGCAATGAATGTTAAACCAGGACAAAAAATTAATGCAGGTGATGTAATCGGAAATGTTGGTAGAACAGGTAGAACGTCTGGTCCACATTTACATTATGAAGTTATGAAAGATGGTAGAAAAATTAATCCAGAATCATTTAATGTTTCGCATAATCC